AGAAGAAAGTCTTTCTGTGCTAGATCTGCAGGTCAAATGAAGAAGTTTCCAAAAGCAGCGAAAGATCCAAACTCTAGGCTAAGACAAGCCAGAAGGCGTTGGAAGTGTTAAGTTATTTAAATATACTAAAGAGTGGGTTTTAAGTGAATGATTCAATGAAAAGACCTCCTATGTTACAAGATGCAGAACGTCTAGCCGCGCAAGGTCGGTTTGGCGATACCATGCTTGTTCACATGAATCCAAAAGAGGTTCAAGGTATTGCATCTTTAATGCCTGGTGGAAGGCTTACAACTAATCCAGTTACAGGTCAGCCAGAGGCTTTTATAGGAGCCATAGCTGCTCTTGCTGCAAAAGCAGTTCCTTTTATAAAAGGTGCAGTGGCCGCAAAAGGCGCATACGATGCGATTAAAGGTCCAAAAGGAACAGGTCAAACAGCTGCCAACACTCAAGCGCAAAAACAACTTAATCAATATACTCAGGATATTTTAAAAAAGACAGGGCAATCAAAAGCATTTGGTATACCACAAACACTTAGCGACATGGTTGCATCTGGAGATATAAGTAAAGCGACTAGTTTTTTACCTCAAGGAGCAAGTGGTCTTAATTTGTCTTATCAAGGGCTTCCTGGACAAATGTATACAAACTATCAAACACCAGAAAAATTTGGGGAAAAATTAGCTCCATTTGGAATGCCTGTTGGAGAACCAATGCCAACTCCTCAAATCGGCGGTATCGCAGATTTGCCGACTGAAGTTGATGAAGAGGTTGGTGTTGACGTAGATTTGGAAGAACGCGATTCTAAAATTAATGAAATAAGAGAAAGGCTAGGAATCCCTTCTATGGGATCTTATGAAGACATGGTCCCGAAGCCTATTCCCAAACCTCCGAAGGGAAATATTGGTAGACAACAAAAAATTAAAAGAGAAAACGCAGCTGCTTTAAAAAAATGGGAAGAAGGTAAAAAAGAATTTGAAGCACTAACAAATCAATTTAGATATGGCGGTATAGCTATGCTGTCCAAGGGCGGGGAGATGGATTTCCCAAGGATGAATGGCCCTATATCAGGACCAGGCACTGAGACATCTGATGATATACCCGCGATGTTAAGTGATGGTGAATTTGTTGTTAACGCCAAGGCAGTTAGAGGTGTAGGTAAATTAGGTGGTGCAAATAAAAGCAAGACAGATCAAAGGAAAGAAGGCGCAAGGATGATGTACGCTTTACAACGCGCTGGTGAACAGGCCATGAGAGGTGCTTCATAATGTCACAGACAGAAACTTATGTAACAGAAACACCCTCTCTTCTGCCATCTTATCAGCAAACTTTTTCAGATCCTGCTGCTGAACTTGCAAGTAGACGTTTACTTGAATCTTATCTTGGCGAAGAAGGATTAATTACTCAACAAATACCTATACCAGTTCAACAAGTTGCAGGTTTATCTCCACTAGAGATACAAGCGAGAAATCTAGCTGGTGGGTTAGGTGCATTTGGTGGTCAACTCGCAGAAGCGCAAGATTTATATCGACAAGCAGGGCAAAGGTTTGATCCTGCAACAGCAGCTATGTTTGCAGACCCAAGAGCTCGTGCTTTATATGAACAAAGCTTAGGCCAGTATGACCCATCAACAGGTGAAAGATTTGTAGATCAACGTGCGCGCCAAGGAATGGAAGGTGCTATCGGAGATATTGCTCAAGCTGGGGCATCTATACCTGGCGTAATAAGCGGCGCACAACAAGGCATGTCTGATGCTGAGAGGGCCATAGCCGAAGCAAGCGGAACTGCTAGAGCAGGAATAACTGGCGCTGCATCTGGTATAGCTGGACAGATTGGTGGTGCTCAGACAGGTGCTGCAGAAGCAGCACAAAGAGCCAGAGAACAAACTAGGATGGCAGGTGAAGACTTGCGATCTGCTGGTCAGATGGGACAAGCAGCAGCATTACAAGGTATAGCTGGTCTTGCGGGTACAGGGGCAGCTTTTGATCCATCAGATATCTCTGCATTTCAAGATCCATTTACGCAAGAAGTTATAGAAGCTCAACAGGCAGAGATTGCAAGACTTGGTGAACAGCAAAAGACAGATGCAAGAGCACAGCAGATAAGAGCGGGTGCTTTTGGTGGTTCTCGAGGCGCGATACAAGAAGCAGAGATTGGTAGAAATGTATTGCAACAACAGGCCAAGACCGGAGCAGAGCTTAGATCACAAGGATTCCAACAGGCTGCACAGCAAGCTCAGTCTGCGTTTGAACAAGCACAAGGACGTAGACAACAAGCGGCACAACTTACAGGCTCACTAGGACAGGCTGGCGCTGGTACAGCACTGCAAGCTGCAGGTCAGGCAGGTCAGTTAGGGCTTAGTGCAGAGCAACTAGCTCAGAGAGGAGCACTTGAGGGCGGTCAGCTTGGTCTATCTGGTCAACAAGGGCTTGGATCTTTGCTTGCTAGTCAGGCCGGTATTGGTCAGAACATAGGTCAGCTTGGTCTACAAGGACAACAGCTTGGCGCGAATGTGTTTGGCCAACAGATGGATAGAACTGCACAGGCTGCTAGTGGTCTTGGTGGATTAACACAAGGTCAGTTTGGCACAGCACTTCAGGCATTTGGCCAAGGCACAGGCGCACAACGCGCTGCCGCATCTGGTATTGCAGGACTTGGTCAACAGGGTCAGCAGATGCTTGGAACTCAGATAGGAACACTAGGTCAACTTGGTGGTCTGGGTAGAGGCATACAACAACGTGGACTAGACGCTCAGTACACTGCAGCAACTCAAATGGCAGATGAGCCATTCATGAGATTGCAAAGAGGTCAGCAGCTATTACAAGGCGGCGCTCAGTTTATGCCTCAGTTTACAACTGGATACGGAGCACAAGCAGGACAAGCAGGTGCTTACCAACAACCTAGTGGACTAGCAAAAGCTGGTGGAATAATAGGAACCTTGGGCCAAATTGGAGCTACTCTTTTTGGATCTGACATCAGATTAAAGGAAAATATAAAGAAGGTTGATGAAGGTGAATCTGGTATTGGTTGGTACACATGGGATTGGAACGAAAAAGCTAAAGAAATTGGAGTAGATGACCAACCTACCGAAGGTGTGATTGCTCAAGAGTTAATTAAGATAGACCCAAGCGCAGTTATGATGGGTGAAGATGGTTACTATAGAGTAGATTACTCCAAGGTTTACTATAACCGTGAAGCAGTCTAAGAAACAAAGAAAAGTAGGAAAGGTTATGCGAGAGTTCAAGAGCGGAACTCTCAAGTCAGGTGGCTCTGGCAAGAAAGTAACCAATCCAAAACAAGCCATAGCCATAGCTTTATCGGAGGCTAACGCAATGAACCAGGGAGGCATGATGCAGAACCCAGTTATGCAAAGACCAATGTTTCAAACCCCAATGCAAAGAGAAAGCATGGGCATTATGGCTGGTGTTGCGCCGATTCAAGGATATGCAGAGGGTGGTGAAGTAGTTGATGGAACTGAACAAGAAGGTGAGGGTCTTTTCAACGAAATCATTTCAAAAGCATCAGAGCTTGGAGATGATGCAATAAAATATGCTCAAGAAAATCCTGTTGAAGCAGCATTAATGTTTATTCCAGGGCTAGGTGCTGCAGGTCTTGCAGTAAGATTCGGTCCAAGGTTGGTTAAAGGAATGATGACCGCTGCAAGAAAGAGTAAAAAGCCTCAAGCTGATGACGCATTAGATGTATCAATATCCCCTGGATCTGCTTATAGAGTTAGTGGCGGTCGAGCAGTTGATGCTGCAGCTGATGCAGCGCCTAAAGCTCCAGGGGCAATAAGAAGAATTGGTGGAAGAATGGGTGCAGCTGGCACTGCTGGTTTAGCTGCTGCAAGAAGAAACCCAGGAAAAACAGGTTTGGGAGCTTTAGCTGCCGCTGGATTAGCAACAATACCTTTCGGTGGTAAGGAAGAAGAAACTGAAGCAGTAGAAACCCCTGTTGCAACTCAACAAACTGGTGGCACTGGGGGTGGTAGCACAACAACTGAAGAACCGGGTTTTTTCAAAAGAGCTCTTGAAACAGTTTCTGATCCTCGTCTTCAATATCAATTGGCGAAGGCTGGGCAAGCAACAGAAGGAAGAGTTCCAAGAAACTTCTTTAGCGACATGGTTTTAGCTGGTGAGGAGTATGATCTTCTTCAAGCTGAAAAAGATGATACGACCTCATTGCAAAGTAATTTAGCTGCACTTCAGGAGTTGATGCCTGATGCAAAACCAGAAGAGTTAATTAATTTATTACTTGGCACAGACACTAGCTCAGATCTCGTTGAGACAAGATTGACTCTGTTTAATGATTTGAAAAAAGATCCATCTAAGTTATATGTTGAGGAGGATGGAGAGCCAAGATTAAAAACTAATCAAGAATTATTTGCTGAAGCAGATGAACAAGCAAGACTTGCCCTTGGCATGACTCCAATAACTGCAACAACATCAGAGATACCTCTACAACAACCAACGTCATGATTAGTGTAAAATTGCCTGACGGAAGATCTGTACCTGTAAATACAGATGATCCAGAGGTCGCAAGAAAAACAGCACAAGAATACCTTAACAAAAATCCAAACATACAAAGAGCGGCGCGAGTTGGAAGAGAGGATACCTCTGCGGTAGGAGATATTTTACGAGGTGTTGGCGCTGGAATAGTTGGAGCAGTAGAGGGCATTTCGACACTGCCAGTAGAAGCCTTTGATTTGATCACCGGATCAGAAGAAGGTAGCGCAGAAGAACTAAGAAAGTTTTTTGATAAATACAAACCTGATACATCAACTGGACTAGGCGAAGCGGCTAGATTTATAACTCAATTTGCTGCGCCTGGTGGTCTTGCAGTAAAAGCTGCAAAGTCTATGAGGGCTAAGAAAGCGATTGAATCAAAAGGATTTGACGCCACAGATGTTGCTACATTTGGTGTAGCGGATATAGCTGCCACAACTCCTGATGTAGAAACTCTCGGTGATTTTTTTGAAGCTGGTCCTACACAGAGAGTAGATACACAAGATTTGATTGGGGCAGAACTAGCTGCAGCTAATCTTTCAAACAGACTTAGAGTTGCTGCAGAGGGCGCTGCCATTGTACTTGGTGTTCCACAAATCGCTAAACTTGGCATAGTCAGTGTTGGTAAAGGCGCAGATGCGCTTGCTAAAACTGACATGGTCAAGGCTGCCGCTCAAGCTATCAAAGATCCTAACACGCCATTTCATGGGGTAGGAGTGAAGCCAGACTTAGAAGACCCCACATTCTTTCAAAAGAATTTGCAAACCATGAAAAAGAAAGCAAGAGAGTATCTTACTTTCCAGGGCAACATGCCTGATCGATTTGTTAAACAATACAATCAAGCAAAAGTTGCAGAGGTATCAGCGCATAACAACAAGGTTAGACAAGCAGTCGGTGAACTTGATGACACCATGAGTTTCATAAATAAGAATGCCGGTCTGTTTAATGATCAAGATAGAAGCAAGATACTTAATACTGTTAACGATTACTTGTTTGGAGAGCCAATAGCACGAGGCTCTAAGATGATAGATAGAAAGTCTGTAAAGCTGGCTGCTAGAAATCAGTTAAAAGAAGTAGATAAAATAATTTCTAAAAACATGCCTAAGAGTTTGTTTGGAAAGAAAGAATTAAGTCTTTTTAAACCTGCTCAAAAAATAAGATTAGAAATAGATGGTTTAAGTAAGTCTGTCAGAGATATGGTTGATGACCCTTTAATAGAAGATGGGTTGAAATCTTCTTTGAGCCAAACCATTCAAGATAATAAGACTTACTATGGAATACGTTTGTATCGAGCTTTCAAAGATCCAAACTATCAACCCACAAAACCACAAGAAGAGTCTGCAATTAAAGAGTTAGTTGCAATGACAAAAGAGTTACCTCCAAACGAGGCGTTAAACCCTGAAAACGCAAAGGCAGTTCTTAATGAAATGCTTCAGGCAAAGTTTTCAAACGCAAACATGACTCCATCTGGGGTCATTGATCCAGAGACATTAACTGGTATAGCTCAAGGCCCATTGAAGGGCAGAAGGTTAGATGATTTGCCAGCTGTTCGAGACTTTCTTGGCGAATACACTGGCGCAAAAGAGGTGGTAGGAAGGATGAATCCTTCCTTAATAAGAGCCAGAGATATTGGGGAGCAAGAACTTGGCTTGAGAACCAAGATGGTTGATACCGTTGATGTGTTATCAAAGATAATCGCCAAGAAGAACTACTTCGATAATCTTGTCGATTACAACAATGCTCTGCCACCCGGAGCTAATAAGTTTCTATTTGATAAAATTCCAGAAGGAGCAAGAGCGGGTACTTATTCAAGAATAGGTGCTGAAGGAACTGACCCTTTAGCAGAAATATCTGTAAATGCAAAACAAAGATTTGGGAAACTTGCTGGTAAATACGTTCTCAACGATTACAAAGCTGCTTTTGAAGATCTGCCAAAGTATTTCAATACTGAGGCATTGCCTCTGTATTCAACCTTTCTTGGTTTGAAAGGTGTTTCACAGATAGCCAAAACTGTTTTAAGTCCTATAACTCAAATTAGAAATGCAACAACAGCAGGGTTTTTTGCGTTAGCCAACGGTAATGTTGGAAACGCAGATGCTTTGGTAGATTCAGTTGCGACTGTGTTCAGCAACATTGCTAACAAGCGAGTTAGTTTTGGTAAAAGCAGACCAACTAAAAGAGATACGGAAAAGTATTACAACGAGTTAGTAGATCTAGGGGTTATCAATACTAACGCTAAGATCGGTGAGTTTGAGAGCTTGTTAAATGACGCTGTTGAAACGACACAGTACATGCCTGGTTTGGCTAACAAAGGATTTAACTACGCTAGAAACATTCAAAATACTTTAGCTGGAAAGTTATATCAGGGATCTGATGATGTCTGGAAAGCGTACAGTTACGAGATGGAGCTTAATAAATTAAAGAATGTTTTTAAAAACAACAAAGATGCATCAATACCTGTTTCGGACCCAAGAAACTTTACAGAGTTTGGCCCAACGATAAGCGGCAATCTACCTGATAATGTTCTTGAAAATGTTTTGAAGAGAGAAGCTGCAGAGATTGTAAAAGATACTGTACCAAACTACGCGAGAGTTCCTGAAGCTATCAAGCAGTTAAGACGATTGCCATTCGGAAACTTCGTTGCATTCCCTGCAGAGATAATAAGAACATCAGGAAACATACTAGGCAGATCGATCAAAGAATTAGCAAGCGAATCACCTGAGATACGATCGATAGGTATGAAGAGACTTCTTGGATCTATGTCAGTGAACGCAGCTATACCAGCGAGTTTGTACAGTGCAGGGCTGTTACTAACTGGTGCTGATGACGATCAAGTGCAAGCTTACAAACGATCTGCTGCTTATGAGTGGGATAGAAACTCAACATTAATACCTATTGCTACAGACAAAGAAGGAAAGATTACAGACCTATATAACTTCTCTTACACAAACCCGTATGACTATATGGCAAGACCATTCAAGGCTGTATATAACGCTGTTCAAAATGGTATTACAGCAGAAAAAGATTTAACTGAGATTGCTTTTGATTCTAGCTTTGGTGAGAGCGGTGCTTTCTATGAGTTCTTTGCTCCATTCATGGATGAATCGATCATCACGGAAAAAGTATTCGATGTAACTAGAAACAAGACAAGCTTTGGCTCTGATGTTTGGAATGTTGCAGACCCTCTTGGATTAAAATTTGCCAAAGGATTTGCACACTTAGCAGATGGAATAGTGCCTGGAGCAAGCCCGGTTGATCTTAAAGCAGATGTTGCATCTCCAGTTTATTTAGACTTTTCCGTCAGAGAGTTCCCAAAAGCTATCGGTGCTGTTGTTGGAGTCGATCCAGAAAAAACAGTTGGCAGACAAGGGTATCAGATTGATGCGGCGCAAGAGTTTACTGAAGCACTAACTGGTGTTAAGAGCTTGAAGCCTAGATTGGATAGAACTTTATACTATCGTGGCTTAGAAGCAGCTAGAGAAGTTAGAGAAGCTGCCCGTATCTTTAATCAAGTTGCTAAATCCAGGGGCAACAAGAACGCAGAAGACATAACCAAAGCTTTCATTACAGCTAACGAGCAAAGATTCAAAGCTTTGAGAGATTTGAACTTGGCGGTTCAAGATGCAAGAACGCTTGGATTGTCCACTCCTGAAATAACGAAGCCATTGAGAGAAGCAAAGACACCTAATCTTAATTTTGTTATGGCTGGCAGATTCAACGCATTTTTTCCAAGCAATGAAACAATTTCATTTGGTTTGCAAGGTAATCAAGACAAGCTTTCCAATGCGTTCAATATGGCTGATATGTCTAGAGAGTATGCTAGGTTCCAAGGCAAGTTGTTTAAACAACCTGAGCCTCAACCACAACCTGCGCCTCAAATCACCCCTGCACAGCCTAGCACGCCTCCTGTGGATCAATCTGAGATTGAACCTGCAGAACCTGCATCTCTGTTTAATCGTGGAACTCAGGCACTAAGAGATCTAGAATTAAGGAAACTTCTAGGAATAGATTAACTTGATTCCAAAAAGAGCGAAGAAGAAAGGTAAGTACTTCGCGGTCAAAACAGAGGTAGATGGCAAGGTCTTTGACTCAAAGCTTGAAGCGGCCAGATACAAGATACTCAAGAAGCGCCAGGATGATGGTGAGATATCTGACCTTGAGACTCAAGTTGATTTCCCTTGCGCCCTTACTGTTGAGGGAAAAGAAAAGAAGATCTGCAGTTATTTCGCTGACTTCAAGTACAAGAAGGATGACAAGTGGGTGGTTGAAGATACCAAAGGCGTAGTCACCCAGGTCTTCTCACTCAAAAAAAAACTGGTCGAAGCTCTGTACCCTGGCCTGAAGATCAACATTGTCAAAGATCCTCGTGTCTAGAACGGAACGATAGCCTCGTTCACCACATCCACCTGGCTACCAGGGAACTCTTTCTTTATCTCTTGAGCCATACGCATTTGCTTGGTATCGAATCCCGTCTTGGATAGCTCACGCAACTCAGGGCTGCTGTAGTAAGGACCATCCTGCATTGCTTTAGGCGTGGCATTGTAGAACTTTATGACACCAGACTCGTATGCAATCACATCATCATTGCTCTCTTCTGGCAGATGAGTGGCAGTGGTAATCAAGTGTGGATTCCATAGATGGTTTTCGCAGCTTGCTTTCTGTGCCTCGAGGTCAAGCAGTTTATTACTGCGTGTGCATATCCAGTTCGCACCGTTACTTGTGGTAACAGGTTTTGAGAAGGCACAGTTGCGGCAGTTGACCCACTCAGGGAAACGCTTTCGACTGTAGATATCAACATACGTTTTAGACTCTGTCTTGAGCATGTAGTCCTTTTCTGACTTCCTCCCATACTTTGGTGGCCCTTCACTAGTAATCACCCTCTCAGCGCGTTCTAGAGCCTTCTCCCAGATGTTTTGGTCATAGTCGATGATCTGGGTGTATATCTCGCTGTTGTTCTTGTTGACCACAATCACCATGCATTTGGTCAGACCAAGTCCACCCATGTAGCAATGGATCTGCCACTTATAAGTTTCGCTCCACAACTCATAGTCACCAAGCTTCTGGAGCTCTTTGAATCGCTTGTCGTTTGCGCTTTTGATTTCACCCAGGAGAACAAGATCTTCTTCGGGTGGCGGCAGAACACCTCTAAATAATGCATCACAGGAACCTGAGAAGTGACCACCCAAAGAAGAAACCCTAATCTGGTTACCATCCTCATCATGGGATGCGATACCACATATTTTACTCTCTTTAATGTTATCAATCACTTGATCCTCGATACGATTACCCAGGTCAAACAGTCGTAACATGCGACCACTAAATGTGTTGGGCAAGCACCAGTGAAAGTTCATCCACAGTTTGTGCTCATCCTCATCACCGATAATACTGAATCCAAGATGCCCTCTGCTTTGGCGATTATTCTCTTCGAGCTTCTTGTCTATCTCATCAAACATAGACACTAACGACATTCCAATATCTCCCTTCTTTTCTTACTGCAATCTTTCTTATGTGGTTGAACGAACCTGAATTGACCATCTCTGATGCAAACTTAACATCTCTAGGAATCGCGCCCCTTTTACCTACAACAGCGCGCCATTTCTTATCCGCAAGCCTTCCTGCTGGACCGTTCATGCCTATCATGAATGGCATTGAGTGAGGCCAGTATTCATCCATCACTTTGAACTTCACATCCAGGTAGGTGTTCCCAGCCTTTGATTTCTTCACCTCGGCCCAGATAGTTTCAACTTCTTTTATCTTCTCAAGCTCTTCGATCGGATCATCAAGCTCATCAGAAAGCACGTTACCAAAAGCTGCTACACGATCGGTTGCTGCATCTGGTTCTTTCTTTTCTGGTGGTGCTTCCCTTGTTATCGGTTTATCAGAGCCACACTCAATACACTTTCTATCCTGCCACTCGTTTACAGCCAGACATGTGAATCCTGATTCAGTAATCGAATCGCATATCCATATCTTTGGCTCATCCTCTTTAGGTGGGCGCTCTGGCTTTGCTCTGTCAATACAACCATGGCGATTCATGTTCTCACCGTAGTCAAGAAGCATGCAGTCTTGCTTGTCTCCCCAGGTTCTCATGCCTCGACCACAGATTTGTACATACAACCCAAGAGACTTGGTTGGTCTAAGCAACGCGATACAGTCTGTCCTGGGTGCATCCCACCCTTCAGTCAGAACTGCTACGTTACACAGTGCGTTGATCACACCGTTCTCAAAGTCTTCGAGAACTTTTTCTCGAATATCTGATGGTGTTTCTGCCGTGATCACTGCCGCTTCAATGCCAGCATCCTTCAGGAACATACACATCTTGTTTGCATGAGCGACTGTCACACAAAAGAAGACAGAGCTCATTCGGCCCTTGCTGTATGCTTTGTCTATCCAATCGGCCACAATCGAAAGCATGGTCTGATCTTCCATAGCCAGCTTCTCAAGATCCGATTCACGATAGTCACCACCCTTAAACTTCACCCGCGCAGTCGATGCATCAATGACTGCCTGGTCATCCACTTTGAATGCAGACAATCGGCATAGATAACCATCTTGGATTAGCTGGGGTATGCCTATCTGATAGGAGACACCACCAAAGAAGTGATCTTCAAGACCATAGATGAACCCCTGACCCATGCGATAAGGCGTAGCGGTCACACCAAATATTCTAGGCGCATAGTATTGTGTCGATTCAAAGTGATCAAAGATCTTTCGATACCGACTAGATTTGTCAGGACCGACATGATGAGCCTCATCAACAATGATGTAATCAAAATGACCAGCTGCAGATAAACGCTTCTGACTTGCGATCGTGTCTCGACTAGCGATAACAATCGGCGCTTGTGAATTAAACTCTTTGATACTAGCCGCAAGGACACCACAAGGAGCGCATGGCCACACAGATAACAGTTTGTTTCTGGCTTGTGTGATGAGCTCTTGCCTGTGAGCCAGGATCAATAT